AAAATATTCAAGAAGCCCACCCCTCTTGGGTCCCCTGAACTGCCCAAGACTGTCGAAGAACCAATCGCACCACAGGAAGAAAAACCTCCGCAAGTTTGGTTGAATTGTCATTGCTGCGGTAAAGCATCTTTTAATTGCATTCGAAAAGGTAAGTTTCTCGTTTGTGAGAATTGTCTTATATAAGGAAAAAACATGTCGAGAATGGCTGTCGCAGCTTTAATTCCTTCCACAGGTGGAGCAACTAACACACAGAACTATTCGGTGTTAGGATTAGCTACGGGTGGCGCATCTGCGGTTCAGGTGCTAGGTAAGAATCAAATCTTTACTATCGTTATTAGTGGAACTGCTGCTGTCCTTGTGGGCGGTGCCAGTATCGCATTTGGGTTGAGCACGGGAACAACCGCCTCTGCAACTGCCGCTAACTTTCAAATTCCTTTCGGCGTACCTATGACTTTCGATCTAGGACAAGCCGCTGATTGCTTTCAGATCTTTAACAACTCAGGCAATCCTATTAATATTTATATTCTTCGCACGAACGTCGAGTAAGGGATTACATGCCAGCTCAATCTGGACAAATAGGACAGTCGCCTAATAGCTCTGCCCTAACGATGAATCAGAATGACCGCATGGTTTGGGCCAAAGCGTCTCTGGCTCGTATGCGGAACTTCCGTCGTCCGTATGACCAACGTAGAAGTTATTTCTACCGTCAATATATTGGTCAACGTGATCGTCGGATGTATCCAGACAATCTGACTCCGCGTGCGAATACTTTTGTTCCGTATTCTCAATCAAACGTAGATGCTATCGTCTCTCGCACGCGAGATGCTTTCTTTTCTATTGACCCGCCTATTGAAGTTCGAACTAAAGGTGGAACAGATTACAGTGCTATGCAAATGCAGAACGTCATGCTTACATGCATGAAGCGTGCTGCTTGGGTTCAAAAGATTGAAGAATTCTGTCTTAATGAAGCCATCTATGGACATGCCGGAATTAAAATAGACTGGGACTGGGATACGGATACAGTGACAGGCCCAGAGCCCGTTTATCAAATGCAGCCCTTGACTGATAATATGGGCCAGCCGATGATGGACCTTCAGGGCCAACCAATCATGATCCCTGCTGTCGGGCCTGATGGGGGACCCATACAGGTGGGAGTCAACATGGTCACTATGACCGTGCCTCGCAACTGTCCTAAGTTATATCCTATTGATATTTATGATTTGCTAATTGACCCGGACGAGGAAATCGTCGCGCACATGATTGAGAAGTCATGGGGCCAGATGCAGCGTGAAGTTGCTGCGAATCCAAAACTTTATTTCCCAGAAGCAATTGCTGAACTTGCTTCACGTATTTCTCGTTATTCCGCTGAGGATCGTGATGGTATTATTATCCGCATCGCAGAGATGTGGGATAATACAAAGAAGGATGTAACGATCATTACTTCGACTGATGACTGGGACGCTCTTTCCTGGAAAGACCGGAGGTACCAGTATCGCAATGCAAGCTACAGTGCTTACAAAAGACAAGTCTACAATGGCCCTAGTGTTATTCTCTATACCGGGCCGAACCCATTTGCTCACCAGCGTATTCCGATTCTTCACATGCCCTATACTATTGTTCCCGGAGACGTGTATGGGCTTGGCCTTATTGAACGCATATCTGACCTTAATGAAGCAGTAAACGTAATGACCAATATGATTACTGACAATTGGAACATGGGTATCAATCGTCGGTATGCATATGACACACAAGCTGATATCGATCACGAACAGCTTGATCTTGGTAATACTCCCGGTGGTAAAGTGGGGGTCACAGGAGACCCTAACAAAGTACTTGCGCCTTTACCTTTCTTTACTCCTCAGGCAGGGGACTATACCATCCTTGACCTCTACAAGGGGATGATTGAACTATCGTCCGGGATCAGCGACTTCTATGCCAAAGGTATTGGTTCTTCAGGTGGCAACCGTACATCTTCTGGCATCTCGCAGGTTATTAATGAATCTGGTTATGTCTTCAAGCGTTTTATCTCGAATCTCGAACTTCGTATTCTGCAACCGATGATGGAAATGGTTGCATCCATGATTCAACAGTTTGGAACTGATGAAATGGAGTATGACATAACCAATGCTCAACCGGGTATTCCGAAATATGGTCGAGTCAAACTCGGTACTCTTATCGGTAATTATTCGTTTGATTTTGTTGGCGCTAACTATGCTACTGGCAAGGTAGTCAAGCAGCGCAACTTAATGGCATTCTACAATATTGCTTTGCAGAGTCCTTATTGCAACCAAGGCGAGTTCCTTCGTGAAATCGGGCGTTGCATGGAGATTCCGTATGTGAATCGTTTGCTCCGTACTGAGCAGGAAGTTCAACAGTCTCAGCAAGCTGCAAACACCGCTCGTCAGCAAGAAGAACTCATTAAGGAATTGCTGAAGATCGAAGGTAAGGCTCTACCTGCTGCATTGGCTAAAGCTGAACCTAATCAAGTTACAGCAGATGCTCGTAAGACTCAGGTTGTTATTGAAGAGTATCTCGCACAAACAGCAGAACAACTATTAGGCCAAGTCCCCGGAGATGCAGCCATTCTTCCTGAGACTAATAGGCACGAGGGTAATCAAGCTACGTCGCAATTTGAAGGTTCTATTCCGGGCGGGGATATGAGCAATCACATGGGCGGTTTCGCTCAGGCGATGGGTGCAAATTCTCTAGGAACAGCAGGAACTTAATATGCCTAATGACGATCAATTACATTATAGAAAAGATAAATTCGCAAATGACGGGGGTGTTCAAAATAAACTCGTCGATGCAAAAAATGCAATCGTTGATGCCACTAACTTTCAATCTAGTGTGAATCGACAAGCTGGAATTGTACCACAGGTTGCCAATGTGGGTCAAGGTCACGGTGTTGGGCAATCTTTTGCTGGGGTACACGGAAACGATCATCAAGGGGGATTGATGCCGAGTCAACCTGCAATGCATACAGGCCCGAATGAAATTAATGAAGCTTTGAAATGGCGTTCGCAGCAAATTGCTCAGAACCCCGATATTTTGGACTATAACAAGTAAAAGGAAAAATATGCCAAATTCAGCAGATACAGCAGCTATGTTCGAGTCAATGGGACGCGGTAATGCCCATGATAGCGAACTAATGGAAGATATCGATCCTCGCACTGCCGAACATATCAAGAATCTTGGTATGTTTAATGTGGATGGCCATGCGCGAACTTCCGATCCAACGCAGACTAATTACAATGAAGTTCCTCGCCGGAAGAACCCACGTAGTATGTCGGATCAGACGGTTGCTGATGGACTAACTCGGGATTCCCAAGGACGATAAAATGTCAAAAACAAATACATTAGGTCCAGCTACCAATACTGGTTTTGCAGACGGTGCAGTTAGTAATGAATTTGACCATGCAGTCGGTCATTCCCGCGAAGGTGCTAGGGGCTTGGTCTCCAAGTTAACTATGGCACATGGCGGACACTTGGGTGGGAGCGCAGCTCCTGAACAAGTTGCAAATGTAGGTTCAGGCCACAGTGATGGAATGGGTGGGAGTTCCAATTCCGGTCTTTCGAATCCCCCGACAGCAGCGGCAAATCATTGGCCCGGAGCAGCGACTGGCCATTCACCGATGCCTAAGAACGTTAATAAAGGATTTTAATATGTCATTTGAAAAAGGAAAAGCAGACTCAAGAAAAGGTGTTGGCGAGATCACTAAGACCACTCATGCTCCGGCAGGTGGAACTGGTGCTCAGTCCGGTCCTAAGGACATGGATAATGCTGCATCTGGCTCTGAGTTTATGACCGCAGTAAGCCACTCCCGTATGGGTTGTGGTATGATTACCAAGTCAACTGATGCCGCTTCTGGCGGACTCGGTGGCGGACATGGTGCAGGTGTGAATAAGTTCCAAGAAGGTGTCGGTGGGAATACGATGGCCGGTGTTGCAGCCACTCGTTCGACTGCCTCGTCTTGTGCTACGAAGTCTTGGCCTGACGCTAAATCTTAAGGAGATAGTATGGGAGTGTTGAGGGATTTTTTTCGGGGACGTACCATTACAGTTGTAAAGGAAGTCCCTGTTGATGTTATTAAATATAAGATAGTTGAACTCGAAAAGCCTCGACCTGTTGCCCAAGGTTGGGATAAGGAATCTCGTGAGACTGTGATGACGCTAGCCGCGCATCCTGGCTTCCTGATTCTTACCGATAGGCTTAAGATTCAATCTGCTCTCCTCAAACAGAAACTATCGCAAGATCGCCACAACGGTCTTCGAGATGTAGAGTTTCTTCAGAGCGGAATTTTTTGGTGTAATTGGTTGACTCAGCAGTTGGCCGCCGCTACAACGCGTGCAGCCGCAACTGCTAAGGATGCCATGAAGGAAGATGAGGATGCCTTCAAAGAATTGCAGTCTCAGCTCGTAAAGCTAGACTAGTCCCGGCCACAAGCCGAATTTCAATGCGTGACAACACGCGGAGATGATATGCCTGAAGACGTTTCAGCCCAATTAGAAGCAGTAGCTCCCGGTGGTGTAGTTCAATTAGGCAATGCCCCTGCGAGCCTCGATGATGGAATGTTTGACTCGTTATTTCCTGCGGAGCCAACCGTTCAGTCCGCCCCGGCACAACCGGTGCAAACCCAACAGCAGGTAGCAGCCACTCCCGCTCAAACCCCGACCCAAACACCGGTAACACAAACGCCGGTAGCAAGTGATTTCTTCTTGCAAGGTCAGGTTTCAAAGTATAAGACAGCGGATGCGGCTGTGGAAGGTATCAACGCAAAAGATGCCTTAATCGAGCAATTGCGTCAGCGATTTGCTTTGACTACAGGGGTTGATCCAATTACAAATCAACCCGTAGGACAAGTTCAACAACAGCAACAAGCAGTACAGCAGACAGATTATTCCCAAAACGCAGAGTTGTATGTTAAGGACCTAACCGAAGCAGCTAATAAGAATGACCCGAAAGCTTACCGGGATATTCAAGTTAAATTGCTGATGGATACGTTCAAGCCATTGCAACCTGTGATTCAGAATGCCGCTCGTGAGCAAGCCAGCCAGCAATTCTTGGCTCAGGTTCCTGCTGCGAAGGAATTCCTTGGGTCTCCTGCTTACTCTAAGGCTCTTGAAGCTTCTCCTGAACTGGCCGAAGCGATCTCTATCTGCGAGAGGGAACCCTCTCAAGCAGCCCGTCTGCCGGGGCTATACAAGCTAGCCCATCTGACAGCACAGGGGATTGCAGCGCCCGACCTCCTGAGAGCACAGCAAACTGTTCAACAGACTGCGCCTCAGAACACACCAACGACTCAGGTTGTAAGAACAACGATGGCACCAACGACTCAAAGTATTCCTCAGAAGGTTGCCTCTCCTACTCTTCGTACTCTCGAAGGTATTAGGGCAACGATTGCGGAAGCTGAAGCTCGTGGCGTCAGTATGAACTTCTAACCAGTCAATAGGATACAGAATGTTTAAGAATTTTCTCACCTTCATCGGGATTGCCTTTGGGTTCGGCGACGATATCATTTCAGTTGTCACTGGTTCCACCGGCGTTCCGGGTCCTGCGGGTTCTCTCGCATCTGACCAGCAAACCTATTTCTCCGCCAAGCTGCTCGAAGTTGCAGTGCTTATCACTGTGCTCGACCAGTTCGGAGACAAAGACCCGATTCCGTCTAACTCGTCTAAAACCATTCAGTTCAACCGTTTGGAGAAGCTCGCTACCACGACTGCTCCGGTTCAGTTGACTGAAGGTGTGCAGCCGGACGCAGACGGTCTCCAAATGTCTCAGTTCACCGCAGTTGCCGAACAGTACGGGAAGTTGCTCCGTCTGTCGGACCTTGCGGAACTGACCAGCAAGCACGACGTGGTTGGTCGCGCCCTGTACGTTCTCGGCTTGCACGCTGCTGAAACGTATGACATCCTTATTTTCAACGTTCTGGCAGGCGCGTCTAACGTGTACCGTCCGAACGGCAAGACTTCCAATGCAACGACCACGGCGTCCGATAAAGTCGGCTACGTGGATTTGACTGCAATCCATGCGTCCTTGATGGATGCTGGCGCACGTCCCTTCGACGATGGCGATTATGTTTTCGTCATTCCGCCCCAGGTTCATGCTTCTTTGCAGCAAGACCCTGACTTCAAAGCTTCCAACCAGTTCGGCAAGCCCGAGCGCATTTGGAAGGGCGAAGTTCAGGAACTAGCCGGATGGAGAATTGTCAAGAGCAACGCTCCTGGCTTTGCTCCGTTCACTCAGGCTACCTCCGGTGCAGCGAACAAGGTTTATACCTCGTTTGCAATCGCTCGCAATGCGTATCAGGTTTCGGAACTTCAGAACCTGCGCGTGTATGCGGCTGCTCCTGGTGGACAGACTGACACCTTGCAGCAATCGCGTAAGATTGGTTATAAGTTCGCTTTCAAGGCGATCATCACTAACCAAGCGTGGTTGTATCAGGTTGCGTCTGCTGGACAGGCATCGGTCAACAACTAATAGTTGTTGATTTAACCTCTGGATGGGGGAGACCACAAAAGTCTCCCCTTATCCATACAAACTTTCCCACAAGGATAAGGATAAAGAAATGGCTGACAACAGCACACAGACTATCATTAGGCATAATCTCTCTGCTACCGCGCAGGAGAAACTTAACAAGAAAAAGGCTGGCGAACAGTATCAGAAAGAACATGCAGAGTTCGTCGCCAATGAAGAAAACTGGGAATACGTTGATATCCCGGACACAGACCTGTTTGACCAGCCGTTCGGTTACATCTCAATTAATCTTGAGCAGTATGGACCGGGACGGCATTTCGTAGACCCTGATGTTGCAGGGGAACTACGTCGGATTCTTAAAGTACGAACTCAGTCGGACCTTCGAATCTATCGCCCAACGGCAGATAAGAAGATGCTAGAAATCATGGCCCGACAAGGCAAGCCTCTTACCTCAGCTTCTTCTGGAACTCAAATGGATGTACCCTTTGAACCCTTTACGCAGAAGGAATTGGAAACAGGCCACCGGTAATGAACTTAGCCCTTCAGCGCATTAACCTGACAGCGAACTCCACTTGCGGGAATTTGTTTATCGATAATGCGCTGGAATGCTGGACTCTGGAAGAACCTCACGCAAGCGGCTTATCCGGGTCCTGCATACAGGCTGGCACCTACAATATTACCTTAGGACCTTCACCGAAGTTTGAAGGCTCATCTGACCCCTGGGAAAGACAGATGGGAGCAAATGTACCACACCTTATGAACGTACCTAATCGTCAATTCATCCTGATGCATTGGGGCAATACAGCGAAGGACACAGAAGGTTGTATCCTCGTGGGTCTCGGCCATTCAGTCGATTTCATATCACAATCCCGAGCAGCCTTTACCGACCTAATCGGTAAGATGACCATAGCAGCAAACAGTGGAGAGAGTCTAACTTTGGAGGTATTGGACCCACCCAATCTTGGGTCCTAGCACCATGAGTATAACAACTGATATATCGTGGGTACAAGCCCACTTACTGTCTTTGGCTTTGGTAGTCTTGCTATCGTTCGGTGGCGTTTATGGGGTGGAAAGTATAGTCGCCAAACATGACGATGCAACAGCTAAGAAATTTCAGATTATCGCTTCAGATCAGGCAGCACAGAATAAAGCTTTTCAAACGCAGATATCCCAACAGATATCCTATCTCCAAGAGCAGAATGTTGAACAGAATAAAGAGATTGCTGTTCTCACTTCAGCTCTCTCAGCTAGAGCTATCGTAGAGAAGAAAGTTCCAGTTACAACTCATTCGTTAGATGCTGAACAAGTCGCCGAAGGATTAGGTGGGACTGCGGTAGGAGATGTTGTTAGCCTACCACTTCCTAAAGCCCAAGATGCTCTTACAGCAGAACTTCTTGTACCTTTGCTTCAGGCGGATAAGAACAATCTAACTGACACAGTTGCAGCCGAACGTAAAATTTCAGATAACAATTTAGCCGAGTATACTTCGGAAAAGGCTGCACACGACTCGGATAATAAGACCAATGCAACTATCATTTTAGCAGACAAAAAAGAACTTGTTGCTGCTAAAGCTGATGCTCGTAAAGCAAAAATCAAGTGGTTCGTAATCGGATATGTTTCAGGATTCATTAGTGGGATAGCGGCACACGCGGCGGGTATCTAATGTTTCAAACAATTGCTAATTTCTTCGGTGGACGACATACTTTCTTTGTCACAGCGTGCTTCCTTTCGGGTGGAGTAATGGGTTGGTTCCATAGACTAGATGCAAACTTTGTTACGCTTTTATTGGGATTGCAAACTCTAGTCTTGGCGCATAGCACCAAAGAAGATTACTTTGCTCAAAAGGTATAGTCTTAATGGCCTATAATATTACCCTTACAGTTCAAAACGTCATTGACGGTGTTAGCCAAGACGTACGTCAACAATTGAGTAGTAAGTTGTCAGGTGCTCAACAGACTGCTCTGATTGACTGGACTAACCGCGTCACTAATGAAATGATGCGCTGGTCGAACTGGTCTTTCATGGAGAGCATCCCTTATTACTTTATGACTCTGAAGGGTCAGACAGATTATTGGATCGGCGCAAAAGGAACAGGGCCAGTAGATACAGTTGACACCGGATTGAACCTCCCCAACGTAGATAAAGTGGAACGTGATTCGGTTCGAGATATGTCTAACATGCGTGCCTTGAAGTGGCTGAAAGAACAACCGATTGGACCTACTCTTAATTACACTTCAGGTTTGGCACGTAATGGCCAACCTGCTACATTCCGTCAAGACCCAGATACGCCGTTCACTCTACAGATTTATCCAGCACCAGACAATCAGAACACCACTCAACCCGTTCCTCAAGCACCCTTTCTAACCTATGCTCCTGGTGGTACACTTCCCGCTAGGATGTACTTCATTAAAGTTACCCTGGTGGATTCCCTTGCGAATGAGAGTGCTGCATCTTCTTCTAATCAAGCTTTCTTTGTTCCTGCGAATAATTTAGCGACTATCAAGTCCCCTGTGTTACCTTTTCCGGGCACGTCCACAGGTGTGCTATATTCAAACTGGAACGTCTACGCGGTGTCTGAAACTCCCGCGCAGTTCAACACCAATCAATCAGACCCGAATACGGAAACGTTGCAGAACGTTTCCCCTATTGCTATTGGTACCGACTGGACTGAACCAGGAACTCCCTTAACTACGAATGGACAAGGCTGGCCGTCGAATAATAATTTGACCCAATTGGGTGGGTACATTATCCAGTTCCGTTACTTCCAGCAACGCAATACCTTGGCTAATGTTACGGACACCATTCAAATTCCTTCCAAATACTTTGACATTATTGTGCATGGCGTAACCGCTTATGCATGGAGATTCTTAGGCCGTGAAGATAAAGGCGAGTTTGAACAGCGCCTGTTTCTTGATGGATATCGTCAGATGGTCGTTGACAAGAACCTGTTCCCCGAAGGTGTGGAGTTTATTCGCCCGGATGCTGGGACGTATGTCAATCAACAAATACTTGGCTACTTGCCACCGTTCTTCTAAACTTAAATGCCTGAAACAAATATCACAGCAGTACGCGTTCAAGATAACGAATTGTTTCGTAATACACGCATCAGTTGGGGTATGGCTGGAGTGGATAACTTCACGCAGCCTCCCGCACAAGATGCAGATGCGTTCACCGTATTCTTGAATCTCTTACCTTCCGCTACGGGCGTCTTGCTCCGTCGGTATGGGTATCGCGTGTTTCTTCCTATCCTCGATTCCGGTTCAGGAGATGGTACCTAATGCCAGTTCCGGTCCCACAAATCAAAGCTGGTCGTCTGGGATACTACCAGAACATTACCAATAATAGCCGTACCATGATTGGTATGGCTGCCGATGGAACTGGTGTAAACTCTCTTACAAACAACGTGGGGTATTGGAATGCGGGTGGCACTTTTACTAACATCTTTACTCCTAGCGCCGGAGCTACTACTCCTTATATGTGTACTTCCCGTGATTATGCGTTCTTCACGGACGGGGAGCAAAGCGATCTCTACAAGTGGGACTTAAACACTCAGCTTTGGAACTGGGGCATTGCCGCACCAACTTCTGCACCGAGTATAGCCGTTTCATCTACCGGAGGAAGTAATCAAGGGGCCTGGTCTGCTAATACTGTTATGTCTACGATGGGTCTTCTCGTAGATACAAATAACAACGTTCAGTCGTTGGTCAGTGTCAATGTCAGTGGGACAAATACGAATCTGACCGTTGGTTCAAGTGGTCCCGGTACACCGAACTGGAATCAAACAGGTGGCGGTACAACTTCTGATACAGGTATAACTTGGACTAATCGTGGGCCTATTGGTGTGTGGCAAGAAAATCACTTTTATAACCAAGGCACTCTAAGTTTCGGTACCGTAACTAATCCTTCCTTCGTTTACGATACAGGTACTAATTCTATTTATATGAATGACCAAGGTGGCGGTGGTATTTCCGGTACCATCCCTCCTGGCTTTAAACCCGTAGTCGGTGGAGACGTACAAGATGGAAATTGTAAATGGCAGTGGGTTGCTTTCGTTAATCCTGCTCAAGCAACACCCTCTCAAGCGGCTATTACGGGATGGCAACCGAGTACATACTACACCCAATGGTTTGCGTCTTCAAACTTTTCCAAGGCCGCAGTTGTCGAACCTTGTGGTGTTCTCACAGCCTACAATGGCGTAACGAATACCTTTAATCAACCCGTCTACATGCAGACTTGTTCTGGCGGTACCACTCCAGCTACCGAGTCACAATTGTATTGGGCACCTCTCGCGGGACAATATACCGACGATGGCAACCTACGTTGGTTGAATCTCGGCTCTAAAACTTGGGCAGCAAATACTGCTTATACCGCTTGGGCTACCGGCGTTCAGAATTTCTCAGCCGTTGAAGATAGCCACGGTAATATGCAAATATGTATTATCAGTGCTCCTTTTTCCGGCGCATCTATTACGTTTCCAACTTCATATGTAGACACCAATTATGGAAACGAAACAGTAGACTCAGGAGCGGTTGAAACCTGGGCCGCAGTAGGTCCCCCAGTTGCATGGTCTGCGTCTACAAAATGGTTTCTTCCAACCGGTGGTTTCGTCGCCCCTGCTTCCACATCTGCATTTGGCGGCGTGACAATTATTGATTCCACAGATACCTATATTTTATCCGTAGTCATATCGGGTAAATCCGCCTCTTCTGGGACCGGTCCAACAGGCGCAGTTGGAACATATCCCACAGACAATACTGTCACATGGTATTCTGTTACGACCTTAGGCACAGGAGGAACAACGAATGTCGGTGCAGTTACCCTCGCCAGTGGTCGTTATTATTACGTCGTCTATCAAAATAGTATCTCAGGTGGTATGTCCGCTCCGTCACCCGTATCCCCGTTTACTGGGGTGATGAATAGTGGTGGGGTATACATCTATAACATACCCGTATCCCCTGATCCACAAGTCAATACGAAGATTATTCTAACTACCGCAGATGGTGGTAATCCGAACACGCTCTATTACCTTGCCACGATTGCCAATAGCGTCACTTCCTACCCGGACAACACTCCCGAAACTACCGTCCTGCTAGCAAACGTTTATCAGGAAACGGATGCATATGGGAACGTAATCGGCGTTTACAATAATAACCCACCCCCTCTTGGGTCCTTCCCAACATCCCACAAAGGCCGTATTTGGCTTGCTTCTGGATCAACAGTCTATTTTTCTAAATCACTGGCAGATGTTGTGACTGTTAGTGGTATTGTTGCAGGTCGTTATGAAGAAGCCTTTAATCCTGCCAATGCACTTGACATTAGTCCCGGAGCCGAACGCATCACTGGTCTCTTATCTGATGGCTTTGCCCTTTACATCGGAACAGAACGCCATGTCCGTCGTATCTTTGGCGATAGCCCGACTAACTTCCAATTGCCGAACGTCATCTTCTCTGAAGCGGGAGTAATGAATCAAAACGTTTGGCAGATCGTCTTCATGCGCGAACAACCAGTTGGCTGCATGTGGTTGACTCCCGATTTTCGTTGTATCCGTAGTGACTTCAATATCTATTTAAATGTCGGTGAACCTATTCAGAACACATTGAATAGCATTAACCCTGCTGCCACAGCCGCTTGCTGGGCAACCTATGTCGGATACAACACGTACAACTTCTATTGCTTAGCAATATGCACAGGTTCCAACACCACGCCGGATACGATGTGCGTGTATGACCTACAGCGCCAGAAGTGGTACATATGGCAATTCGCGGATCACTTCTTGAGCGGTTTGTTTTATTGCTCTCTATCCGGCGTGCTCCGTTGGATTATGATTGATTCCAATGGAGATGTTCGTTATGTAGACCCTACGGTGGTGGAAGATCGGTCAACCGATCCCGCTCCTGTAGGTATTACCTCTACCTGGACTACCAGTTGGTTGTCCTTAGGGGACCCGACTATTAAGAAGGTAGTGAACGAGGTTGAGGTTGGGACCACATTACCATCTACCCTTGTCTCGGTTTCTGGTGCTACCACTGCCGCAGACTTCGCAAATCCCAATCTTATTATCTCAAATGCACCTTTAACACAGAACTTTTTGAATGAATATAAGGTATTCTTAGCGGGATTGAAGACCACTTATAGGTTTTATCAATTCACATTCACGAGTTCTTCGGTTCCGTCTTCTACCTTACAAGATGTCTTGATGGATTACTTTGGCGTTGAAGTGATGCCGATTTCTAGAATCTAATGCCACCAACAGTCTCATCTCTTGACTCACTTAAGCTTCGGGCTACTGAAGTGCAATCCCCTGGAGGAATGAAAGTTCTCAACCAGTGGGCGGATAGTATTGCCCAAACACTGGTCAATCAGCAAACGGTTCAGAAGCAAACGAATCAAACTGTCGCGGTTAGTAAAGCTAGCAGTGGCGGCCTTTCGAGTGTTGGCTTGTCAATGCCAAGTACCGTCTTCTTGGTTACAAATTCGCCATTGACCAGTAATGGTATAATTACTGTTGGTTTAATTAATCAACCACCAGGTCAAGTTTTTGCAGCAGGTATTCCGGGACTGACTGGTTTGCAAACGGTTACAACGTTAGGTATGCGTGCACCCGCTACTGTAACCTTAACGAACAGTCCAACAAGTCCAACGTCTTATGGAATGTTCTCTTACATCAGTTCTGCTGGTACCTATCCTCCACCGGGATGGACAGATCAAGGTTCACTGGGAGCCTTGTATACAAACTCTTTTACTGGAACAAATCCAGTATCTGTGACATGGGGACCTTCACCAGGACCCGCACAAGAAGTTGGTGCCTTACTTTTATTCACAGGAACCATACCAAACTTGGTGCAAAGTAAAGGTGGAAACCTTTCTCTGTCTCCACCCTTTCAGCAAGTTTTTACCAGTAACAATGTGGCTGGTAACACGTTAATCGCTGTTGCTCAATTAGCGACAAGCGGTGGTAATACCTTTACAACTACAGTTACTGATTCCAACAGTAACGTGTATAACGCAGTAGCTATTGCTCAGTGTCCTTATGATTCAGGTTCCGGTGATCCTTATATTGCAACTTACGTTTTTATTTGCACCAATTGCAAGGGCGGAGCTAATACAGTTCAATTTAACGTATCTGGTACTTACTCGCCATTTGCTTATCGGCATGGATTTATATTCGAGTTTGGTGCATTACCTGCGGGTTCCAGTCCCCCTTATTTCCGCAATTTAGTATCGGCTGATATTCCTACAATTAATCTTGGGGATAGTGCCAATGGTGGTGTAACGGGAAACTTGCCGGTTACAAATCTTAACTTCGGCTTCGGGGCTAATAGTTCAACTTATTGGCGTGGAGATGCTACTTGGCACGCTCCATTTGTTACGGATACTACGACACTTACCGTCAATGGCAATGCATATACTACTGTAGCAGCCGATGCCGGACACAATCTGGTTTGGACAGGTAGTGGCGCAACACAGCCTTTAAATCTTACACTAGCTAATGGCTTTTATGGATGGGTAGTGAATAGTTATTCGGATGCCGGTGCTGTCGTAATAGTACAGACTTTAAACAATAGCGGCGCAGGTGGTGCTACTATAACATCTATCACTCTAGCGCAGGGTCAAGGTGTTTATGTAGGATATGACGGGTTTAATTATTATGCGATGGATGGGGCTTCATTTTCTACTCCCCAAACCCCTTACGTTGTTGGGTTCGTTGGAACTACAGCGATGGCAAATAGCAGTGGTACTTTGTTTACTCCCACTGCTAACGGTTGGTTTAGAATTAGTGCAATGGAAACGATAAACGTAGCCGCTACTACGTCTTCCACTATGCCCTCTTATTCTATTACTTGGACCGATCCCAATAACAATACGTCGCAGACACAGCAATTAATTGCAACCAATTCAAGTAATACACTAACGACTTACGGTAGTGGTACATTTTATTTTTATGCGAAAAAGAATGTTGCTATTACTTATGCCACTTCGGGTTATGCAAGTAGTGGTGCTACACAAATGCTTTACAGCTATGCCGGAAGTTTAGAATTAATGAGATAAGGAAAAGAAAATGGATCAGTCGTTTCAAGACCTGTTATTGCAAAACTTGACTGAATTGAAAGCCGGTCAAGATAAAATCAATGACAATATTACAGAACTTAAAGTAGATCAAGCTACAATGAAGACTGAATACAAACGAGATGGTCGTTGGATATCTGGCATCGGTGCAGCAATTGGTGTTGGACTAAGTTCGGGCATCCATTTCATATTTAAGAAATAACCGGAGGGGTTATGAAACGCATTAGACTGGCAAACGAAACTGAGATAGATAGTATCAAGGATCGAAGCGATCTTGATGTTGGATGCAATGTCATCGCTCTTGATACGGTTCTAGGGACTGGGTTTGCTGTCCGTCGAGTTTGTAATGAGATTGATCCAGTGATCTCACCTGATGGTTGGAATCTTCGGCAACGAGTTTTCTTCATGCGCGATCTCGAAACTATGATGGCCGCGCAAGGGGTCACACATTATTATTTTAATGTTGGTGCGGACGAACAACTTTGGATAAATACTGTTACGGAGTGGGGGGCAGAACAAGTAAGTACGAAGCCGGAGTATCGTTTTAAGAAACTTCTCTAATGTCAACGTCAACTACTACAACTGCTTCCAACGTTTTCAACCCATTAGCAATGGCGCAATACAACTCGTTTCAGCCGCAGATTCAAACACAGCTTCAAAACAATATTAATAATCCGTGGTCTGCAATGGGTGGTAATCAACAGTTTGCCAATATGAATGAAGCTAACCAAGCACAGTATGGCGCAAATATGGGTAACTCCATTAGCTCTGCTTTGGCTCGTGGTATTCAGCCAAATTCACCACTATTGGCTAGCATGATTAATAAGAATGCCTCTCAGTATTCTGGTGCCACATCAAGTGGCTATAGTAATCTCTGGCAGCAAGCAGCTAACTTCCGTCAAGGTTCGGCTAATGCAGCAGCCGGTTATTCGCCATTGGCTACTGGTGGAGTTCAGAAACAATCTGCTGGTGGGCTAGGACAGTGGATCGGTGTCGCAACCGCAGCTATTCAAGGTGCTGGTCAAATTGGAGCAGCGGCTGTCGCTTAATACTATGTCAACGACTAAAACAACTTCCCAATCTAATACCTATGCTCCCGGCTCGATGGCAACCTACCAGAACTTAACCGGTTCTGGTGGACAGGTTTTGAGTCAAAATGCCTCGCAACCTTTTTCTAATCCTTTCTTTCAATCTTCTTTAAATGCAACAGGACAAGCCAATACTAATTTATTCAATAACTCTAATACTGCTTTAGCACAACGCTCAAATGCTTTGGGTATTCCTTCGAATAGTCCATTCATGGCTTCTCAATTGGGAGCCAATCAACGTCAATTGATGACCAATCAAAGCAACAGTTTTAATAACTTGTATGCTGGTGCAATAGCTAATAGAAACAATTCTGTTGGTTCTATGATGCAATACCGTCCACTTCAAACAGGCGGAAGTCAGGTTCAAGCTACAGGTGGACCGGGTACTATGCTTCCTCTAGTGGATGCTAGTATTGCTGCCGGTAGTCAAGTTGCTGCATCTGCTTTAGCTGGTGGGAATCAAGTCCCCCCGCAAAATCCAACAGGCGATCAACAGATTCAACAAGATTTGGGTCAATCTGTTGGTGCACAATATCAAATGCAAAATCCTCAACAGCAACTACCAAATGGTCAATACCCCGCATACCCCGGTAATCAGCAACTAAGTTATACAATGGGTAGTCAAGTAAGCAATCCCTTTATGCCGCAAGGGAGTGGATACTAATGGCTTATCAAAATCAAGGTCCCTATCAGAATTACGGTCCAATGCCTCCGTCCGAAATGCAGAACGCGCAAGATGCTGCGGATCAGGCTGTTCCACGGGTTGCCCCGCAACGTTCTCAAGGTATGATGGATTTATTGAATTCACTACCTCATCCTAATCCGGCTGCTCCTCATTCGCAAGGAGATAACCGTCAGCAAGATATTAGCCCTATGGCTACCTATCAGGCAATGGCTGATAAATTGAGTAGCCCTTACTTGATGTTTCCAAAACCTCAAGAAGGAAGTTTTTTCTCTAACCATCCGCTATTGACTGGTGCTTTGGATCAAGGACTAGCCGCAGCCGCATTGACACATATTGCACCTGTTGCCAGTGCGGGGGAAAATATTGCCGCAGGGTTACGTGGCATTCTTGAAGCCCGTCAGATGGCTCGTCAGAATCAAGTGCAGCAAGCAATGTTGCCATATCAATTGATGAGGCCTCAACTTGAGGCTCAGCATCTTGGTGCACAAATCAGTCAAGAAACCGCTTCAGCTAATTTAGCTAATACTCGTGCAGAGTATGAACCAGCCCTAATGACTGGAAGAGCTAATCTAGCTAATGCAGGTGCAGAGCGACAACTTGGCTGGCATACTGGTTCAGGTTCTTATCAAGACCCTGAAACGCAACAGACTTATGTTATTCAGTCAAATGCTGCTGGAAAGGTTCGCACGGTAGATAATCAAGGCAATGAAGCCCCCGCAGATGTTCATCTTCGTGCAATATCACGTACTGGCGGAAATCCGAACGTAGATTTTTCAGAATCTGGTATTCTCCGTCGTATACATGACGGTGATCCGTCAGCTCCTGCTGATCTCGCACGTTATAACCAAGCACAAGCTTCTGCTGCTGCCGCACATGCCCAAGGTGCACAAAATGTTAATCAGCCTATAAATAACGCTGACAAGTATCATAACAATGAAGTAAAACGTGCCAGCGAAGCTATTCCTAAGTTGCAAACTCCTGGACAGTACTATGAAGCAAATTCGCAACAGCACATTGATGATTTGACCCATGGGAACGAACCTGGGTATGTTTCTAACTATGACAAGTATTTAACAGAGAGACAGCAATCAATCAATGACAATAACGATATGATTTCTCGTTATGATGCCTCAGGTGCTGGCCGTGTAGGTATTTCATTCAATCAGTTTAAGGCCGATCCTGATGCGTACACTGGGAAAGCTGCCAAACAACCCGCTCCTGCATCTTCTGCTCCTGCGTCCGATAAAGTTCCATTTTGGAATGCAAAGACTCAGCGTTACGAAACTCCTAAATAACTCATGCCTCCTCAACAGTATGATACAACGCAACTGGATCATTTAGATCATCCAGTTTTAGGACCCCTCGCGTTCCCTTCGGCGATGCCTGCTGAAGAACGGAATGGCATCATAGATAATATGATGGCTACGAGGTCTAAAGCATCTGGTGTTTCTACTGTCGGTGGTTTCGCTATGCCGACAGAGTATGCCAATGCCATTGCTCCTGCTATAGGAGTAATGAAGAATATTCAACAGGTATCTCAAGTAGCTTCTCAACCTAAAGAAGCCCCGCCTTTAATTCCATCTAACGCCAGCATTCAAGCCCGGACTCCAACTATTGGGGAACGCCTTGGTAGTGCAATTGATCCTCTCATTCAGCACTTTAAAATGGGTGGTGCGGCTCAGGACCCACGTTTACTTGCTCCAGAAGATGTAATGACTCCTCTGGAGAAAAAGAATCAACCCTTAGCCACAACTATTGGAGAAACCGTAGGTTCTCTTACCACTGCCCCTGGCATACTTACCATGGCCGCAACTTCCGGTATGGGTTCGCTAGCTCGTGTAATAGGGGTAGGTCCGGCGACAATGCTTAACCGTTTCGTAAGTGGAGCATTCTCCCTTTCGATGGTTAAGAATGCTTATGATAAATATCCCGCCTTCAAAGCAGCAGTTGACAATGGCGATATTAATGAAGCCAAGCATCAATTTTACGGTGGTGTTGTAGACCTTGGACTTGCTGCTTGGACCGGTCAACATTCTCTAATTGGCGATCCGGTTCCCGCTCAACCTTCTCCTAATCGTTCCCCTGTAGACATGGGCAGAGTAACAGTGCTGCCTCCCGATCCCGCAGGTCCGGGTATGGAAGCTGCTCGCGTAGGTGCGAACACTCCCAAACTCCCACCCTCTGTGGGTCCCCAAGAACTTCCTACTCCTAACTCATCGACACTGATGACTGGGAGTACTTCTGGTTTAAGGAAGCTTGAACCGCGTCAATATGATATAGCGGAAAAGTTTGGCTTAATCCCTCGTGCAGCATCTGCTGGTATGTCTGCGTATCATGAATTCCAAGACCCAAATACGGGTGGAAGTTTCTATGTAGAGAAGACAGCCACCGATGAAGCTATCTCTCGGAAACTAGCCGATTACCGTGCTTCAATCAATCCTGCGGACCGCTCTCCTGAGTTATTGAAGAAGGGTGAGGATGCTCGTAAGTCGATGGATGCGGCTAGGGTTATCGTTGACAATACTAAAGAACCCGATATGGCTGGGACTCCGAAACCCAGCGATGCCGAACCAGTTCCTGAACCTATTCAGAAGTTCGTAGAGAAAGCACCTACGATGGTGCAGTCTATGGTTTCCGGTCAGATGGAACCCATAATGACGGAGATTCGTCTCCTTGAGCAGAGGCTTGCTCAAATGGATAGGGCGAGTGCAGCCAAGCCTGTTGCCCTTGGGCTGAGTGCTGCCGCCCCTCAAACTGTTGCTCCACCTGTTCGTGGGTCCCTTACTGATTGGGCATTGCCACAGCATTTGGAAACCAATATCAATTTGTTAGTTGGTATGCGTACGAGCCTTGACTCAACCATCTCTGAGGCACAGAATACTGCTATCTCAAATCGTATTGAAGCGGTCAAGGCCGATGCTCGTAACCAATTGCGCCAACATTTAATGGCTGCCAGTGATCGTCAATTGGAAATGCTTCAAGCCGATCAGAAGGCTAAGGGCGCAGATTTAGACGAGCGTGCAGGGGCTGCGGCTTCGGCGATTGAAAATAATCGTAAGGTTGAAGTTGCTAATGCTGAACTGAAAGCTGCTCAAGCTACCGGTGGGCCGAATACAGGTGGTATTGATCCTGATACCGGCCAACCGATCAGTGAACGACCTGAATCAGTTATCAATACAGAATCACGTTCCCTTATCAATGATATTCGGGGACGGGAAGTCATTGCTAAACCTGATATGCTTATTCCTCATCCCAAACCAAAGGGTATGACGGATGAAGCCTATGCTGAACATATTGCTAACCTTAATGAAAAGCGTATGGCATTGCGTAAGCATATTAAAGATCAATATGAAATCGTCAAGGACACAGGTGAAGGCTCTGAAGAACTCATGGAGAAAATGCATGAGTTAGATCAGCTTTCTGGTCTGATTGGTAAGTATCCGTCAGGTCTAAAACGTCCAGGTCAGCTAACAACTCATCTTGGTGGACGGGCAAGGATTGTTGATCCTTCTGCTTCTGGTGCTGGACTTACGCTTATTGAAGCCCGTCGTATTATGGGTAAGCAGGTCAACAAGATTCCCGGTGCAACTGAGTTCGCTATTCAAGCTAAGAAACTAAAAGAAGAAGCACGTATCCGTAAGATGATTGCGGATGTTATTGACAAAGAAAAGGTTCGTCGTGCAGATCAAAAGAAAGGTATCGATCCGGCGGAACAAGTTGCTGTAGCTGCTGAAACTGGAGTTAAGCCAAAGAACGATCCCAATCAACGCGGGGCACTTGGTGAAGTTGCTATAAAACAAAGTCCACGGCCTACCCTTTCTATCCCTAGTGATGCTGGAATGTTAGACCGAGCGAAGCAACTAGGATTAGATTCTTACTCAATAGACGAAGATAACCCTCGTTCAGGCGGGCGTGGTTGGCTCTCCTCCGATGGTAAAACATGGATAACCGCTGGCGCTGATACCCACGATACCGTGGCATGGAAATTACTGCGTCAGGATATGCCTGAAGGATTTAAGCACAGTCAGAATTACTTAGAGGATTCATTAGGTAATTCAGTACATGGCGCAGAAGCCATGAAAGATGGCGGTTGGATTCGTAAAACAAACGATCACGACTACGAAATCTCTCGCTTTACTCCCGACCTTATTCATACCCTAGCCAATGATGGTAGATATGGTCGGTCTATGACTATTGACTATCGAGATGCCCAAGGCCAAATGAAGTATATTGACATTGGCAAATGGGAAGACGTAGATGATTTTGCTAAACAAGTTCGCGCAGGTATACGAGATAATCGTGGTTACAATCTCCAATCAGGAAAGATTCCTGGAGGCGTTACTGGACTAGCTGCTGGTCTTGGTATGGCTGCTGGTGCCGTCAAAGGCTTTGCTGTCGGTGGCCCTATTGGTGGAATCATTGGTGGAAGCGTTGGTTTTGTTTCGGGTTTCCTTACACCTGCACTAATGGCTCGGATGCGGCCAACACTTGTAAAGATTGCTCCGCTAATTCGCAATATCTCTCCGCGCTCCTGGCTCTTTGGACAACAACAAGAAGCCCCTGCTACACCTGCGGCAGAAGCTCTATTGAATGCTCAACGTAAAGGACCATTAGGTGCTCAACAGGATTTAGTTGCTCGTATCTCTTTGTTTACAACAGAGATGATGCAACATTTTATTGATCCCTATACTCGTATTAACGACCAATCAAGTGTATTAGGTAAGTTCGTTCGTCAAGCCGATCCAGTTGGTAAAGTATTCAATGCACAAAAAGTAGCTGTGGATGATAGCCTGTATGTCATGGCTCGTATGACTGCTGGTGGTCCAGGTGGTGCTTTAGAAGTTCGAATGATGGCTTTGCGAAAAGCCTTTGCGGAAGCGGTGAAAAATGGCTTACTCAATCACGTAGATAATTATCTTAATTTGACAAACTATCGTCGCGTCTATTCCGTTCTTCGAGAACACGCAAACGATTTGCAGATGGCTATTCAGAATTATCAAACTAAGTTGCAAAGTCCTAGTATCACAACCAAACAAACTGTAGCTCTCCAAGATGATATCAAAGAAGCCCAAGCTACATTGACGGACCTTCAAGCTAAGATTAAAAATGGCAAAGTTACTCCAATGGGTTATACGGAAGGAAAAATTGCCATTGAACTTGCTAAATTGCGTCAGGCTTTAAGTCCTGACAAGATGCAGCACGTTCAAGCTATTGCCATGCAGATTTGGAAGTTCAATCGTGATCTTCTTGATCTTGCAAATCAAGGTCCACATCGCATTGTCAGTGATGCTGATTATAAGACGTATGTAGATCGCGGAATTGAATATACTCCTATGCAGCGTATCATGCAAGATATGGCTGGTAGTGATGCGGCTAAGAATAGTTGGAATGCTAAGAACAATCCCCTCTATCTTCGGCAGCAAACCATTATCCGTATGTTAGAGGGTAGTGAACGAATGAACGTTTCTCCAATCACTGCCTCTGCAACT